ACGAAGTGCAAGCGTTTGAAAATGTATTAAATGACTTCTTTAAACTTACTGAAAAGGGCTATGTGCATGATCGTTGTGATAAAGAATTAGAGAAAATATATGGTAAATCTGAGAGTGCAAGGGCTAGTGCTAATGCTCGTTGGGCTAATAGGAATAAGGATATTGATGCGAACGCAATGCAAATGCAATCCGAAGGCAATGCGATTGGTATGCTACCTATTAACCCATTACCCAATAACCCAATACCCAATAACCTAAGTAATACTATATTAGTGGAATCTAAGATTCCTCCATGTCCTCACCAAGAGATTATTTCAATCTATCACAATACACTTCCTGAACTACCAAAGGTTTTAAGTTGGAATAAGACTAGAGAGGGTTATCTAAAACAAAGATGGAGACAGTTATTCGTAGAGTTTGAATGTAAAAGTGCTGAAGAAGGCTTAGATTGGTTTAAGAATGATTTTTTTCAGTTTGTAAGAGATTCTAAGTTTTTAATGGGAAAGGTTCAGAGTAAGGATAGAAATACTTTCTTAGCTGATCTTGAATGGATGATTAAGCCTACAAACTTTACTAAGATAATTGAGAGGAAATATGAAAATTAAACACGACAAACCAGTTTTGCAAGAGAAAAAGACTTATTTCTGTAACGCATACGGATGTAAGCTACAAGCATCTATGGGTTTAGGAACAGATGGAACTGGTGCTTTCTACTGTAGATTCCACTACGGATCGAAGCCCAATAAGAATGATTACATTACTTTACAGATTGATAAAAACAAGGACTTGGTGAACTTCTTGGATATGTCACTCAGACCTGAGTTGTTCTTTGAGGGTTCATTTGACGATAAAGCAAACTTAACTTTAAAAACTGGTTTAAAGAATTTAGGATTAGAACACCTATGGGATGCTACAAATTACAAGATTTCAAAGAACATTTTAGGTGAGTTGAACTCCAGATTAAAAGTAGATACAGAGAAAGTATTTGCTAAAACAGAAGTAAAGCAGCAATTTAAAACGATGTTAGATATGTTAAAGAAAGGAATGACAGCATGAAATACAGAATTTACAACGAAGATGGCGAGTTAATGCGTATGACACGAACAAAACAAGAAGCTGTAGCTATCTGTGCTATTCGTAATGGTTGGACTTTTGTATACATTAAACCTGTAAAACCTGTTTATGAGGCAGCTACATTTTGAAAATTCTAATTATTGAGTCATGTGAAAAGCGTGTAATTAAAACAAATTACACAATGGTTCATGTTAAAAATGCAGTTATTTTAAGAGATTACTTGCAATGCGACTTTATTAGTCACGCAGATGATGTCGATAAATTCATAGATAAAACATACGATGCAATTATTTGCGTTTACGCATCACCTTACATGAAATATAACCGATATTTAGAAATACTAGACAATTCACCTGATGCAAAGCTGTTTTGGCTAATGAACGATCACGATGTTGAAGATAACATTTTGCTTAGAAAATGGGTTATTAAATACAATAAACCTTATCACATGATATGCAACAACCCTAGAGAAGGGTATCGAGATTGGATTCTCAAGAAGAAAATCCACGAAAAGACATTAAACGACTGGATTGATGAATGGTACACATTAAACCTAAATACCATGATATTTGATGAAAAGGTTTATGCAGAAACAAAAGACTTTACTTTGCGTGATGAAATTCTGTATTACGGAACATTTAGGAAAAACAGAATTAAAGATATGACTGACTATAACGACACATCATATCGTTTAAGTTCTAATCGTAGAAATCACCTGAAATATCAAAATTCTGGAATTAAAGCTAAGTTTATTGAAAAACTTATTTGGGATAAGTCAAAGTGCGATATGTTTGAACCAGTAGGAATGAGGTTAAAAGACTTCTTAATTTCTTTGTATTTTGAAGATTCTCATACGCATGACAATTACGCTTACATGGCAAATCGTTATTACGAAGGAGTCATGAACAATACATTGATGATTTTTGATCATAGATGCCAGCAAACAATAGATAAAAGTGGATATTCTATTCACAAAGACCAAATTGTTAAAAACAGTACCGAATTGTTAGCTTTACAAGAAAAAATAAAGAGAGATAAAAGTTATTACCAAGAATTACTGGAATTGCAGCAATCCAATGTTCCTAAAATCTTAGAAGAAAAAGATCATGTTCTTAAAACAATTAAAGGAGTCATGAATGAATCTTGAGAACCTTAACGAAAACAGAGTAGAAATTGCCCTAAGAATGCTATCTTCTACAGACGAAGATCATGCGATGCTATCAGGTCAGGTTAAATACCTTGAGGAAGCGATAAAACAAGCCAAGGCTCGTGTATTTTTACAATCTGAGGGGACAGTAGCAGAGAGACAAGAAAAAGCCTTAGACAGCGTTTTATACGATGATGCACTTAAAGCATGGATAGAAGAATATAAAAAGTTTAAGATTTTAGATAACAAAAGGCAACATGAGGTGCGTATTATTGAGATATTTCAAACACTTAGTGCTAACAGAAGAAAAGGAATGTTATGATTGATCATCCATTTTTGATATTGCAGCATCTTTTAAAGAACTATTCAGATGCTTGTAACGAACAACAATATGCAAAAGCCTACGAAATAGCTATAGATATTACAGATCAAGCACAGAAACTAGAGGATTTTGCTCACGAATTAGCTAATGACTAAAGCACAGAGACAACATTACGACAAAATTGCACGATTAGGTTGCAGTTTATGTCGTTTTGTCTTAAAGATTGAAGATAGTCCTTGCCATTTGCATCATATTCGTAGAGCTGGCAAGAGAGTAGATGCACCTGTAATAGGTTTATGCCCAATCCATCATCGAGGAAGTAGTACAGGAGTACATGGACTTGGCAGAAAAGCATTTGAGGAGTTGTATCAAACGACTGAAGAAGAATTATTAGAAAAGACATTGGCTATATTATGATCACCTTTCCTTGGTATCCACGAGAACTTAACCCTAATGTTAATTGTCATTATCACGAAAAAGCTAAGAAGAAGGCTATTTACAAAGATATTTGCTATTGGACAACAAAAGAGGCTAATATACAAAAAGGTGATTACTCAGAGCTAAGTATTGTCTTTTACAAACCAAACAGACGATGGATGGACTTGGATAATATGTTAGCAAGCATCAAAAGTGGGCTAGATGGTATGTGTTTGGCGTTGGAGATTGATGACAGGTGCTTTACAAAAATAACAATAGAAATACATAAAGATATTTGTGGATTGATAAAAATTGAGTTAAAATAGTAAAAAGGGGGGTATTTATGGAACAAATGGCACTTTTCTTAGTTACTTTGCTACATTCAGGGACTAATACACACCTCCAGCATTGGACTACAAAATCGTATGCACAACACAAAGCCCTAGGACATTTCTACGAAAACATCATTACGCACACAGATGCGTTAGCTGAGGCATATTTCGGGTGTTACGGACAAATAACTAAGTTTCCTGACACTTATCACTTACCTAGAGGTGAACCTTTAAGTTACTTACAGTCATTGCAAAAATTTGTTAAAGATGCAAGAGACGATTTACCTAAAGATTCTGAGATCGTGCAGTTAATTGACAACATTGCACAAGAGATTGACACCACGATATACCTATTAAAGTTTAAATCATGAGTTGCAGAGATCAAATCGAAGCTGCAATAGAAAAGACCACTAAGGGAAAAGGTAGGCATTATCTACCTACAGAACAGGGTGCAGGGATGACAAAAGCTGGTCGTGAGGCATATAATCGCAAGAACAATGCTAACTTACAAGCACCACAAAAGAGTGGAAGTAGACACGATAGTTTCTGTGCAAGGATGCAAGGAGTAGTAGATAACGCAAAAGGTGATGCACCACGAGCCAAAGCAAGTTTAAAAAGATGGGGATGCTAATGAAAAACGGACTATACGCAAATATTCATGCCAAAAGAGAACGGATAGCAAAGGGTTCTGGCGAAAAGATGAACAAGGTAGGCTCAAAAGATGCACCTACTGCAAAAGACTTCAAAGAGTCAGCTAAGACTGCTAGACGAACAACAATCGAAGATGCTTATGATAGGCTCATGAAATGAAACACATGACTAGAGAGTATAAGAAAGAGGATGCTTTACTAAGACCTAACAAAGAATCTACGCTTGAAAAGAAACAAAAAGAAAGGATCATGCGTAAAGAAAAGATAACAAAAGCATTTAATAAGATAGTAAAAGACCCATTTTAAGGTACAATGAAGTTATCTAACTACTTGGATAACCTATGCAAATCAAAGAAATTGAAGTATCAAAGCTAATTCCTTACGCTAATAATTCAAGAACGCACGATGATGCCCAGGTTGCACAGTTAGCAGCATCTATTAAAGAATTTGGCTTTAGAAATCCTATTTTAGTAGATGGAGTAGGAATAATAGCTGGTCATGGTCGATTAATGGCAGCAAGGAAACTTGGACTAGAGAAAGTTCCAACGATTGACTGCTCAGATATGACAGAAACCCAAAAAAAGGCTTACATCATAGCCGACAATAAACTGGCATTAAATTCAGGATGGGACACTAATTTGCTTAGTTTAGAGTTAGAAGAACTAGAGACTAATGGATTTAACCTAGAACTATTAGGATTTGATAGTAAAGAACTAGACGAGTTACTAGCACCAGAGGTAGTGGAAGGATTAACAGACGAGGATGCTGTACCTGATGTTCCTGACGAACCTAAAACAAAGCTAGGCGATATATATATTCTTGGAAATCATAGACTTATGTGTGGGGATAGCACTAGTATTGATGATGCTGAAAAATTAATGGATGGATTATTGGCTGATTTGGTTTTTACTGATCCACCATACAATGTTGATTATTCAGGTAGAGGTGCTAACAACTTAGGCACAATTAAAAATGACAATATGTCAGCAGAGGACTTTGAGCAATTTTGTCGGGACATATTTACAACTTACAGCGCAATAATGAAGCCATTGGCTTGTATTTATGTATGTCACCCTGATAGTGCATCAGCTCCAAAAATTGCGTTTGAAAAGACTTTTGCAGAACAATTTAAAAAATCTTCTACAATTATATGGATGAAGCAGTCTGCTGGCATGGGTTGGCAAGATTACAGAGCACAACACGAGCCTATCCTTTATGGATGGAAAGAAGGCAAAGGAAGCCATTTTAATGCTGGAGATAGAACTAAAACATCTATATGGAAAATTGGTCGAGATGCTCAAAGCAGTTATGTTCATCCAACTCAAAAACCAGTATGTCTACCTGAAGAAGCAATAATGAACAGTAGTAAAGGCTCTGACTGTGTTGTTGATCTATTTGGTGGCTCAGGTTCTACCTTAATTGCTTGTGAAAAGACTGGTAGAGTTAACAGAAGTATGGAATTAGATCCTAAATACTGTGATGTAATAGTAAAGCGTTGGGAAGATTTCACAGGTAAACAAGCAATACTTTCGGAGTTATAAAATGGCTCAAGGCAAAAAACATGAACCAACTCAACAAGATAGAGATACTGCGAGGCGATTATCTGCTTTAGGAGTACCACACGAAGATATAGCTTTAAGGCTAAAAATATCAAGTGATACCCTAGTGAAGTATTATCAAGAAGAATTAGACGAGGGCAGAATTGATGCTAACTCAGCTATTGCAGGAACACTCTTTAATCAGGCAAAGAAGGGTAATACTGCTGCTGCAATCTTTTGGCTAAAGACTAGGGCTAGATGGAAAGAAACACAAGCACATGAACACTCAGGGGTTGATGGTGGTGAAATACGAATAGCTTGGGCAGATGAGACTCATAAAACTTAAATACAGGCCTAGAGAAGTATTCGAGGACTTTCACAAGCGTAAAGAACGATGGGCAGTATTAGTGGCTCACAGACGCTGTGGAAAGACTGTGGCTTGCATAAATGAATTAATAGTCAAAGCACTACTAGAAAACAAAAAAGAAGCCCAATACGCATATATTGCACCTTATTACGCACAGTCCAAATCAATAGCCTGGCAATACTTATTAAAATTTTCAGAGCCATTTAGAACGAATCAGAACCAATCTGAGTTATGGATTGAGTTATTTAACAAGTCAAGAATCCGTTTGTTTGGTGCAGACAATCCTGATGCATTAAGGGGTTTATACCTAGATGGGGTAATCTTAGACGAATATGCCGACATGAAGCCTAGCGTATGGGGAAGCGTCTTGAGACCACTTTTAAGCGATAGATTGGGATGGGCTGTTTTCATAGGCACACCTAAAGGCCACAATGCGTTTTATGATGTATTTTCTAATGCTGAAAAACAAGAAAATTGGTTTGTTAGAGTTCTTAGGGCTAGTCAAACTAAACTAATAGCTGATGCTGAATTAAAGGATGCGTTTGGCTCAATGACTCCCGATCAGTACCTCCAAGAGTTCGAATGTTCATTTGAGGCTGCCATAGTTGGTGCATATTTTGGCAAAGAGATGCGTAATCTTACAGATGAAGGAAGAATCACAAATGTTGAGTATGACCATCTATTCCCTTGTCATACATCTTGGGACTTAGGGTATTCAGACGATACTGCAATTTTTTGGTTTCAAGTCGTACATGGAGAAATACGAGTCCTAGACTATCATTCAAGTAATGGTGAGAACATTGAATACTATACAAACTTGATTAAGTCTAAAGAGAGAAAGTATGGGTACAAATATGGGACACATTGGCTACCTCACGATGCTAGAGCCAAGACTTTAAGTAGTGGTGGTAAGTCCGTTATTGAGCAAATATCTACGAAAATACCTATAGAATCGCTTAAAATAGTACCTAATCTATCGTTACAAGATGGCATACAAGCATCAAGGATGGCATTACAAAGGGCATGGTTTGACACTAAATGTCAAGAGGGTATAGAATGTCTAAGACAGTACCAAAGAGAATATGACGAGGACAAGAAGGTTTTTAGGGATAAACCTAGGCACGATTGGACAAGTCATGGTGCAGATGCGTGGAGATACCTCTCTATTGCATACAGAGAAGAAGAAAAACCAATCTTGAAAGACCACTCAATCAAGGGGTTATATGTAGGGCAAACAGATGTAACTTTGAATGAAATGTGGGCAGTATCGCCTAAACCTAGGAGTGGAAGAATATGAATCATGATTATACGGATTGGTATAACAGAATCTTATCTTACGAGAGAGCCTTTAAGAAGTGGGAAGGTCGAGCAGATAAGATACTAAAGCGTTATCGTGACGATTCAAGAACACAGAACAATCCAAATGCTAGGTTTAACATTCTTTACAGTAATGTCCAAACAATAACTCCAGCTATCTTTGCTAGACTTCCTAGACCTGATGTTACTAGACGATTTAAGGACAACGACCCGATAGGTCGAGTAGCTTGTACTATGCTTGAGAGGGCATTGGAGTATGAGTTAGAACACTATTCAGACTATAAAACATCGATGGATAGTGCAGTCTTTGACAGAATGATAGGTGGTAGAGGTACTGCATGGGTACGCTATGAACCACATATTGTTGCTGATGAGCAAGGACTTCCTGAAGATGGTCTACAGATTACTGAAGATATAGACGAAGATGAATCGCATAAAGCGATGATTTCTGAAGCACCTGAGAGAATTGAGTACGAGTGTGCTCCTTGCGATTATGTCCATTGGCGTGACTTTGGCCATTCAGTAGGTAGGACATGGGAGGAAGTAACTTGGGTATATCGTAAAGTTTATATGAATCGAGATGCTCTAGTTGAGCGATTTGGCGATGACTTAGGCTATCAGATACCTTTAGATACAAAGCCTGAAGAAGGTAAGACATACGCAAGCAATCAAAATATGCGTGAACAAGCGTGTATTTATGAGATATGGGATAAAGAGTCTGGCGATGTATTGTGGATTTCTAAGGCAATGGGTAAGATTCTTGATGAGAAACCTGATCCATTAGAACTAGAGGACTTTTGGCCTTGTCCAAAGCCTTTATTCAGTAATATAACTACTGAGAACTTAGAGCCAATCCCTGACTTTACGATGTATCAAGATCAAGCTAAGGAGTTAGATACCCTTGCAGATCGTATTGATGGCTTAATTAACGCATTAAAGGTAAGAGGAGTCTACGATGCGAGTGCATCTGAACTCAATCGACTATTTAGTGAAGGTGAGAACAACTCGCTGTTACCTGTTAAGAATTGGGCAGCGTTTGCTGAGAAACAAGGACTTAAAGGTGCGATTGATTTAGTAGACATCACCCCATTCGCCTCTGCTTTGATGTCGTGTTACCAAGCTATGGAACAAGTCAAGAGCCAAATCTACGAGATTATGGGGATTGCTGACATTCAAAGGGGTCAAACAGACCCTAATGAAACACTAGGTGCTCAGATAATTAAGAGTAATAACGCTGCTGGTCGATTAAAGACTATGCAACACAATGTCGTAAACTTTGCGACTAAGATTCTTAACATCAAAGCACAGATTATCTGTAGGCATTTCACAGAAGAAACGATAGTACGGATAAGTGGTGCAGCACAGTTATCAGACAACGATAAACAGTTAGTACCTCAAGCATTAGCACTACTAAAAGATGAAAGTGCTAAGAATTTTAGGATAGAAGTTACCTCAGATTCAATGATTTACCAAGACGAGATGCAAGAAAAGCAAGATCGTATGGAGTTCTTGGCTGCAGTAGGTAATTTCATGCAAAACATCATCCCATTAGGACAAAATGCACCTGAATTAGTGCCTATGGCGATGGAAATGCTCAAGTTTGGTGTAACAGGGTTCAAAGTTGGTAAGGGTTTAGAGGGTTTAATTGACGAAACAGCAGATAAACTCAAAGAAATGGCTAAACAACCACGACAACCTCAGCCTAATCCTGAGATGATGAAGATTCAAGCACAAAGCCAGGCTAAACAAGCTGAAATGCAGATGAATGCACAGTTAGAACAAGCTAAGATGCAACAACAAATGCAAGTTGAGCAACATAAACAAGAGATGCAAGCCCAAGAGAACACGCTACGCAATCAGCTAGAGGCTCAACGACAGCAAATGGATCGTGAGATGGAGATGAAGTTAGCCCAAATGAAGATGATGACAGAGAGGAACACACAGATTCTTCTTGCATACATCAACAATGGTGCGAAGATTGAAACTGCACGAATATCTAGTGGTTTAGATGATGGTGCAATGGCTTATGCAGAGTATCAGAATGACGAAGATATGATGAAAGCACAAGAACATCCTCTAGCACCTATAGCTAACGCAATTAGTCAAGGTAATCAAAGCATGACTAATACAATCGGACAGTTAATAGGTACTTTACAACAACAGCAAGAGGCATCAAACAGACCAAAACAAGTTATTAGGGATGAGCAAGGCAAAATTGTAGGAGTCCAATAATGGCTATTACGCATAGTAAAGTCTCAGCAATACCTGATGAGGCAGATACAAGTTTAGTAAGACCAAGTGATTGGAACGCAGATCATGTCCTAACAGGCACGATTCCTATT